GTTTCCCAGTCACGATCACACACGTTGTTTGAATCTAAAACACCTATCTCTGTGATGTATGTATCCAAATTTATATTTGCGTTAAAAGAAGGGTTGTTAGATGAATTGAATGAGGTGTTGGGTACCAAGACGGTTAAAACAGTTTTAAATGTGGTGGCCATGATATCGGCTGTTACATTACCAAAGAAAAAAGATTCATCTCCAAAAGTCATACCGCTTAACCAATTACTTGTTCCTTCTGTAAATCCAGAATACCTTCCGCTAAGAGCAAATGTAGTACCAGAGTTATAGTCTTCTTGGGATATAATGTAATTATAAGTCAACAAACTAGGTGCATCAATTGAAGTTGTGCTTCCACCGCTATATATACCATTACCACCTGGCGAAGCAGAAATTAATTTCCACGAATCAGAAGGAAGATTATCAATTTGCATATTAGGATATAAAGTCTTATTAACTTTGTTCACCATTAACTGTACACTATTTGCGTTCCAACCAGTTCCAGAATAAGTCTCCATACCAGTTCCACTTCTTAAAAATGGAAAACCATTTGAGGCAAATGAGGCTCTTAAAAATTGTGGATTACCATTATTGTCATTGACACCATCTATTTGAGAAATGTAGGCACAATTTAAAGGCGTTATGTGTCCATATGTAAGACCTGTATTTGTGGTAGAATAAGGGTATACACTATCTACCAGGTATGTTACATAATATGTATAACCTGTTTCTAAAATACCAGTTGCATCTGATGTAGAAAGTGGATATTTAGGAGAAAAACTAGTGCTAAGAGAAAGTTGTGGAAGTGTAAAGTTTCTATTTGATTTATAGCTAAGCGCAGTTAATAATTCTGGATCAGTAATTATCATCATTTTCAACTTATGATAAACTCTACCAACAATCATGTCACTTGTAGAGGTTCCATCTCTAAGTGGTCTATAAGATGTTCCAGCCGCTGAATCATAAGTTGTTGGTCCAGCTGCATCGTAAAGTGTAAGACCCCACGTCATTGATTGACCAGCGCTTGCTGTTGAATTGTGCCACATAACATGTGGTATATCCATTCTAACAGTACCTTCAATAAGTTGTTCGGCGTATGTGTTTCCACTATACCTATTAGAGTAGTGAACTATGCCAAACTCTCTAGTCTCAGAAGAAAATCCAAAATATTGTTTACTTCCATTATAATCAATTGAGCCATAAGTTGTGTAACCACTCATGGTTCCATCCGTGCCCATTATACTACTTGTTCTAACAATGTTCATGTTCCAAACTTGGCACATTACGGTAGTTGCTGATCCATAATAAGAATCTATGCCGCTAAATGGGTAAAAGTATGCGTTTGTTGCAAGTTGAGATGTTGCAACAGTTGCACCAAAATCTGGCAGATTTCTATCCAGGGTTACTACCGTAGTAGCAGTATTTGCGCTTAATACTCTATACCAAAGACACACAAGTGGCGTTCCAGAACCTACAAGAGTATCGCTCACAGAAGTATTTCCACTATTTTGGATTGGTTTCCAAGGAACAAACATCAATTCACCACCTTTAGGGAAATAAGTTCCACCTGTCATTTGTATGGTTTTATCGCCGTTTGGTGTATCTGCAGAATATCTAATAATAGCCTTACCCAGCATTTTTGAAGGGTCTAGTGCCCAGTTGTATGAACTTCCAGTGTAGAAACCAAAGTTTGTTGTTGAAGCTGAGGTGATTTGTCTTGCTGATGCTATTGAATTAAATGGTATTGGGGCAGTGCCATCAAAATTAACTAATGGTAAGGCTGGACTGGCATCCTTAGGGCCAATAACCTTATCTAGACAAGAAATGTTGTATGAGCTGGTGGTATCAAAGTCGTATTTAATCTCTCTATCTGAGAGTACGGCCTTTGAAAAATTTAGTTGCCCAAGCGATAACAATCTCCTACCATCGTCTGTTAGTTTAATGTTCAAATAGGTCAATGGTTCTTGGTGTAGATAACTCATGTTCTTTACAATTTCCTATAAATATTAGTAAAAAAAATAATAAAGAAAATACATAATCTAAATAGTTGATTGACTTGTTTCTCTTTATAATCGAAATCTTTTTTACGAATATTTATGAAAAACAAATTTATCGTGGCAAACAATTTTTTTACCCCAAATTCAGCTGACACCTTGTCTGTATTTTACAGACCTGGTGAGGATAAAAGATTGTTGAACACAAACTCGGATTCCATATTCACTTTTGGTGATTTTAGAATTTATAGAGACACTGATTCAGATTCAATCACTGGTACAAGCGAAAATCTGAAATTTGACGCTTTTTCCACACTTGAAACTTTGGGTGTGTCTAATTTTAGTGCACCTCAATCTTATTATGTAAACTCAAACGAGATTACATCAAAGCCAAACGACGCATTTAGTTACTCATATTTTGGATCATTCTACACTGAGGTTGCAAACTCTATAAATCACATCATTGAAACATTCCCGTATGCTATACTTTCTTATGATAATGCTACTGGTACAACAATTTATGATTACGTTTCTTCAGCAAACACAATGACTGGGGCTAGGGTGTCTACATTTAAGATTCCATATTCAGCTTTATCTAACCAGGGAAACATCATATTAAATTCAGGCTCAACAGTAGATGGGGTGTTTAGTTTGGTTGACGACTACGATCAATTTGCAATTGATTTTAGTGGGTCATCAACTACTGGGATGACCAATATAGTTCCAATTACAGAATATAATTTTTCAGCTGGGACAAACTCTTATTTACAGTTTACAATTAGTGGCGCACTTGAAGAAATTGTTGGGTCAAGTAGCACCGCACCCATTTATATTAGACCATCCAGAAAAAGATATTCCGAATACAAGTTAGGACTAAGTAAACTAGAATATAATTTATTGTTCGGAGAAAAATTGTTGGTACCAAATATAGATACTGATTCTGGTTATACAGAAACCACGTTTACCTGGCCAAAAACAATTGATGGGTTTGCCCCAGATAGTTTTGGAGATGATTTTGAAGATTATAGGGATAGTATTTTACAAGCTGCTGCAAATATAGATGATGCGAAAACAAATATAATGTTGAGGACAATGATTCCAGAAACATTTATAGATAGAGATTCGGATAATCAGATATATAAAAGTACTGTGCAAGCATATGCGCACGAGTTTGACCAAATAAAACAATATATTGATGGTATAGCTTATGCTCACTCTTTAGAATACGATGGAACTGAAAGTGTTCCTCAAAAATTTATGTTTAAACTAAGCAATTTGCTTGGTTGGAAGCTTGTAGATTCTTTCAATGAAGTAGATTTGTTTGAGTATTTGTCTCAAGACGTAGATGGTGAAGGTACCACATATTCTCAATTTAACCTTGAGATATGGAGAAGAATTTTGATAAACATTAATTGGTTATACAAAAAAAAGGGCACCAGAGATGCGCTCACATTTTTGTTTAAATTAATTGGTGCACCTGAGTGCATGGTTCAATTAGATGAGTTTGTTTACAAGATTAATGGCGTTTATCAAAATGCACTACTTAGTGGCAGTACGAACTTGTCAGATAAAATTAATGAAGATGGTTACATAAACTACAATCAAAGTAGATACATATTTCAGGAGGGTGGCCCAGGAAGAGGAAATGGGGAAGCTTACATAAATCAATGGAGACCAGAATTTAATCCAAACAAACTTGTAGATAATTCAAAAGTTGCTGTTGGATTTTCTGGCATGAATGGAACCCAAGATGTAATGAACTCAAAAGAGTTTAGGGTTTCTTTGGATCCAGCTGCAGCCATAGAATGTGCGGTGTTTGGTTTTTATCAAGAACAAACTGGCACAGATTGGTTATTAACATCTACAACTGTACCAGCAGATTATGTTGTTTCTGCGAATGTAATGGCAAACGGCGCTATAAGTGGAATGACAATAAACGAATGGTTAAGTTACATTTATGCAAATTTAATTAATCCACGTGATAGAAAAACAACTGGGAACAACACTTATAATTCTAGCAACCCAGATGAACTACTTGGGAACTTTAATATTTCCACCTACAACGGTTTGAGAAACGCTTATTTGTCTTATTATTATTGGCAAAATCCAACTTCGCATAAACTAACATTTAAAAAGTTAGATGCATTTTTAAATCTATTAGAAAGGAATTTTACTGATTATACAATACAACTTTTACCATCTACTACAATAGTTGAATCCCGTGGTACAACGATAAGAAACACAATATTTAACAGACAAAAATTTGTTTACAAAGAAGGTGTAGATAAAGGTTCTGAGTTTAAAATAAATTTGCCACCAAATTTTGAACCAGTTATTCCACCAGTTAAATTAACACCGAGAATAAACGATTATCATCAGGCAAATTTAACTACACACACTATAGTTAGCACAGTGTTACCAACACACACTGCGAGCATAAAATCTTTTACAATAGTAGCTACATTAAATACAAATATAAGCGCTTCAATACCTGCGGCAAGAACTTATCTTGACTTGTTAGATGTTGGACAAATCACTCAAATAGTTTCAACTTTATAAAAATGCCTATATATAAAGAAATAAGATCAATTACTTCTGGAAGCAGGTCAACTGTTTCTCAGGTTTTTTATAATAACACATTTTCAATTTCGGATTATGGTGTTATACCACCATATGTTTTTCAAGTACCACAATACATAACATATGGTGGTACGCCAAACTATTATGACCAAGATGCGTCTTCTATATTTACCAATGTTGGTAATCCACCATTGAGATTTATATTTACTGCTTATACTTTTAGTTTAAGTGGAAGTGCGTTTTTTGTTCATGAACTTTATAAGTTGAGTTATGATGTGCACAAACTTTATAGTGATAATCAAATTACAAACAAACCAAGTTTTGTAAATAAAACAGATACAGAGGCGGCATCAGATTTGAGATCTGGTACAAAAAACAAAGTCGTAGAAAATCAGGACAAAATAAAGGCTGGTGGAAACCAAATACCTTTACCTGAGAAATTTTATGGACAACCATTAACACCAAATGATAAAGCTACAATTCAAAAATATTTTGATACGCCGATAAGCATTATCACTGGATCAACCACTGCTATTACTGGTGTGTTTTATGATATTGATTTAAAACAGTTTGTTACTAGTGTTGGTTCTTATAAACAAGAGGCTTTAACAGATAAATCGCAATATTTTTTAAAAACAAAATTGGTATTTAACATGGATCTCAACAGGGATTATGTTGACCAATACACAATTGATAGTGGTGGAACTATAACGACCACAGCTTGGAATGATATATTCACAGCGCAAACACTACCAGAAAATCACACTATTACTGCTGAAACATACAATGGTTTAAATGTGGCTGGTCACTTCTTTACTTATTTTGTGGTACCTGATCAGCCAGTAATGGAATACCCCATAACACAAGGTGAAATTTCAACATTTACCCCTGAGTTTAGATGGTCTAATTCAGATAAAGCAGATTCCTGTGTAGTTCAAATATGTTATGATATTTATAATACAGGATTTACTGGAAACAGTATTGTTGACTATCATGTTGAAAAAACAGAAGACAATGTTCAAGTTTTACAAAACGTAACATACACCTCTGATTCGCAAGCTTCTACAACAAAAAACGTATATACAACACAGATACCAATCCAATCAAACACTGAATTTATTTATAGGATAGGTAACTCTAAAGAGATAATTGATGTATTTGATGTGAGAAGGGCTGTAGTTGCTTATTCTACACCTTATACGGCTCAAACATTAAGTAATTCGTTAAGTGGTAGTGTGTTGATAGAAATTGACTCTCCAGGTAGTGGCGATCCAGTTGTACCAATGGTTCCACCATCATTGGATTATGAAAACACATTTAGGGTTTACGAATTAACTGGTACAATAAGTGGTAGTACAATTTCTGGTGGAACCGTTAATTTAATGACACCTATTGGAAGTACATTAACCTCTTTTGTAAGTACTGGTGGTACATATTCATTCTCAGGTTTAGTACCAGGAAGTTATTCTATTACAGCTTACTATCGAGGTTATCTTGTTGAAACATTTAACTTTAATATAACTGGAAACACTACATATAGTTATAGAATTGCAAACACTTGGGGTAATGCTTATGATACATGGAATACACATAGTGGAGAAATACCAGTTGGATATTAATTTATTACATTATTTATAAAAAAATAAACATATGGACGGAGAACTTATACCAGCATCATATACCTACAACCAAGCAAGAACTGCTATAAACGAATCTTTTAGCATATTAGCTGATTTGAGCGGTTTGTCTTTAAAATTAGTTGTAACTGGGAATACATATGGCGTTCAATCAAATGACGCTGTAATTGTTCAAACTGGTTCTGGAAACATATATTTACCAGAACCAGGTGGAGTAAACAGAGTACTTACTATAAAAAATTATGGTGTTGGATCTATAGATATTATACCATCATCTGGAGATATAGATGGAGTTTTATCTGGTGCAACACTTTCTCCAAATCAGTGTGTTACTGTACATTCAGATGGCGGCGCAGTTTGGTATATAACTAACTTTTTTGTATAATGAATTCTGAATTAATATTATCTGCTCATACAATTAGAGCTGGAAACATTGAGATAAACAATACGTTTTCTGGTGTTTCTGATTTTAATGCTATTGCGCTTAGACAAAAATTAACAACAGCTGGTTACACATTTTTAGCAAATGATTATTTGATTGTTGGATTAAATACTTTGAACTACTTTTTGCCACTAGCTTCTATTAATGGTCGTGTGTGTTTAATAAAAAACAATTCTGGAGCAATTATAAATGTACAAACATCTGGTGGCGAAACAATTGATGGGGTTGTTCCACCATATGCATTAAATGACAAAGAATGTTTGACCGTTATTTCTGATAAAGATAACGGTGTTTGGTATATTATAGGTAAAAAAGTTTAAAGACCTTGAGAAGTATTAAAATAATTTTCGTTTAGATTTATATTTGTTCTTCTTTCTTTAATATCCAGGTTTGCATTATTAAACGTCGACTTTCTTGTCAACAAATTGTATTGTGCGAATAAATTACCAGCATCATCAAATACAGATAATACACCATTTGACAAATCTCTAACTGCGTTACCTAAAAGGACATAAGAAAGTGTTTTTATAGTCTGATCGACCATTTCAACTTCCAAAAGAGTTGGGTCAAAAAATGTGTTTGACACTATTATTTTTTGACCCTTAATACCAAGATCTGGGCTTGTTTGATTTGTAATTAAAGACACTTCGTCTGGTGTTAGAGTTAAAAACAGCTGTGTTCCATTTGGATCCAAATAATAAGATGTTGCATTTGGGCTTGATGAACTGTTGTTGGAACTTACACTCACAAGATCACTACTTGTTACTATTCTATGAAAATTCTTAATTTTTTCACCATTAGTATTAAAATATTCTATCTGATACCCAACAAGGCTACCAGTGCTTTGAAATTGTAGTTTTGGAATAATAATACCCTTTTTTGAGATTTGTAGTTCTTGATCGGTGTTTGTTACCAAAAAACTACAATCTAATATGGTAGTTTCAAATGATTTGGGCTTAATCAAAACCGTGTAAAAACCAAGCCTATTAAATACACTGGCTGGTAATCTTAATTTATAGCTTCCATCTACACCAAGCATTTTTCTGAATTCGTTGGTAGTAATAGAGTTAAATAGTGGCACAAATTGTGTGTCTCCAAGTGTGTTTCTATCTGGACTATATGCAAAAAAGATGTCTACATCTGATTCTGATACGTCTGATAGTTTTTTATTGCCATAAATTCCAACTGCCATATTGTTTGTTTTTTATAAATAATTAGAAAAAATTATTAGATTAAACTAGTATAAATGTGTTTTCATTTGTCTCCAGGTTCAAATCTATAAATGAATTTATTATTGAATTTATTTTTGTACCAGGGTTATTTGTTTGAGCCATATCTGTAAATCCGCTATATTCTGGATATAATGATATTGTTTTTTTAGGGATTCTTACAAAATCTGGATCATATACGTTTCTAGAAATTTGATTTGTGCTTCTTGAAATTTTTACATTTACATAATAACTTTCCTCAGATGTTGTGTCCACCCATATGTTTTTATTTCTAAACAATAGATTTTCACCTCTTATACTAAGGGGTATGTGTTGCATACCACCATACACGGCTTGTTGGTTGCTCCAATTGTGGTAGAACACTTTTTCTAAACCCTTATAACCACCAGCCAAATTTTTAGCTATGGTAGCTGTCATGCTATAAATTGGTCTCACTGACGGCGGTACATAATTTGGTGAAACATCAACATTTGAATTATCAAACTGAAAAGCCGAGGAGCTTTCTGCTGAAGCGGATGATGTGCCTGATTCTAAGCTAGAACTTTCCCCAAAAGTAAGTGGACGTGCCCCTTGTGTTGGATTGTCTGTGTTTATTATTGTAATAGAAATTGTTTCCGAGTTTGAGTTTACTATGTCATTTCTTAATAAAGCGCCAGATACATCTTGTGTTAAATTATTTAATGTGTTTAAAGAAGTAGAGTTTGTATCAGAACCACTTGTTCCATTTACTGAAGCAAAGGATGGACCTGTCCCTGGATTTGTTGTCCTTGCGGATTTAATTAATCTTTGATAATAATCATTAAAAACATCAGATAGTTTTTCATCCGAACTCACAATGTTTATTGTCTGCTCCCTAGTTGTTCTACCAGTAAGATACGCAAAAAAGTCTCTTATAATTTGTTGATTCTTTGTGTCGTTTAAAAAACCTCTAACATTTGAAAAGTTAACAAGTCCGCCGCCATTTGAGTTTTGGTATACATAATAATCATCTACCAAAGACGGTTTTTGTATTACAGGTACCGTATTTGCAGTAAAGTTTCTATTTAATAATATTTGTATACTTTGCATTACTTATTGATATCTATTTTTGCATATAATGCTTTAGAAACTATTTCCTCTTGGTTTAAAGCAAATCTAGAAATATAATCTAGAAACGTATTGCCAGAAGCATCTTTATTTGACTCAAATTCATTTAAACCTACGTAGTCAAACCAGTTTTTTAGATTTGCCATTGTGTATGAGCTTAATTCTGGTTTTAAGTCTTTTATTAGAGCAACACCATTTGCTGTAAGACCAGAACCAACAGTTGGTTTATTGTATTTAACCGTGTCAAAAAAAGCAAACTCAACATACCAAGGGTTTACTTCTTGCCTTTCTATTTTGTATATTGTTGGATCCCTAAAAACCTCAACATATTCGTGCAACGCAGATGTCTTTGTAAGAAACACTGGTAAATAAAAATCGTATTGTGGAATAGCGTTCTGGGTTCTATTTACACCTTCATGAACAAACGCATACTCACCAGTCATATTAGTTGGTGTAGTTCTTGCGAATATCTTAAATTGTGTGGTATTATCTACTGCGTGTTCCATTTTTATAAATATCGCTCATTTATTTTTTTGATATCCATATATCTTTTTTTACCCAATGTTTATTATAAAAAAAGTAGAAATCATTGTTTATTGTTAAACTGTTTCCATTTGTATCTACCTCAATTGCTTGGGTTCCAAACTCTATAATGTTTTGATCTGCGTCTCTAAAGATAAGTTGCTGTGCAAAGTATTGATCTTCAGAATTTGTACCGTCTCCAGGAAATTTTAAATACACAAAATCATATGGATAACTATTTAACTCCAAAATATATTTTCCTCGTTTATAGCCATAAACATTGTATCCCCCGTAGCCAAGACCTGTACATTGTATAACTCCAAAAGGGGCCTCATCAGTTAAGTTAGCATATACATCAAGATAAATTTGATCTGCGTTTCTATAATTTGAGTCTACTATTCCATAAATCCTGAAATCTCTAGAAGAATCCCTTTCTGTTTTCCATTGTTTAAACACATCAAACACATTTTCGTGTTTATCTTTTCTGATTTCATTGAATGTTCTGTTTAATTCTACATTTAAATACAAATCCTCGTTATCTTTTGACAAGATATCGTACTGACCTAACAATATTTTTTCTTTACCGTCCATTTTTAAGTAAGTATCATTCTATAAATTCGATCATCATTATCCTTTGATTGCCCGTCTACGTTTATACCTTTAGATTCTTTGTCGTCAATGTATTGTCTTGAATAAAACGCATGAGTGTCTGGGTTTATTTTCGCAGCTAATTCAAGTTGAGGGCTTGTATTTGTAAAAGTTAAAGCTTGGTTTGAGCTGTCAAATCTTGTATTATCATTTTCTACTGGACTTGTTACAAGAAGTCTAAAATAATATCTTGCGGTTTCGTATTTATTTGTGTCGATATTAAAGTTATAGTTTCCTGGAAATGTAACGTTTGTATAGTCGAGTGTTGCGTTAACTTCAGATCCCACAGTGTCTGGGTGAATGTTTATTAAACCACCAACTGGAAAATTAAAGCTAGCATCTTTTGGAACGGCAATTCTTCCAGATATATTACCACCTTCGACATATATAGTTCTAGCAAATCTATTTATCATATTTACAGATATAGAACCATTATTTGTTATTTGTAAACAATATACTCTGTTAACGTGACCAAAATCAATCTTAGTAGATGTAGCTATAACAAAGTTTTGAGGTACACTGATATCATCGGTTCCAGATTTTAAAATTCTATAAATATCAATTGTGTTTCTTTTTACGCTTGTATTATCGAAAGCAAATGCTAAGTTTTTATTATCTAAATTATACACTTTATTAAACCAAGCTCTATAAGAAGAAAAACCATTTCCGTTATACATAGTTGCCTGAGTTGTACCAGGTCCTGGATTATCCGTGTTTCCATCTAAACCACCAGGTTGTGGCCCTGCACTAGACATTGTGTCTGGCATATAATAAAAATCTCCACCCCACTCTATTCTAAATATTCTTGGCCATTCACGATATTTCATAAAATATCCATAACCACTCTCTAGTCTTTGATATTTTTCTCCATTGACAACAGTAGACATACCAGCTAAAGCCCCCCTAGGATCATTTGCATTTGCTGGTGTGTATGGACCTTTTTGATTTTGTGTCCAAAATGGTTCATACCCATTTGAATATGTTTCATTCCAAGCAACACCCGATTCGTATTTATACATTCCTCCTTTTGTAGCTACTTGACCTATTCTGTTTATTATAAAATTACCATATGACACAGCGTTTTGTAGGGCGAAACCAGAGGCGTTTGCTGAACTTCCAGTGGTTGGATCTATCGGTAGAACGCCGACATAATCCCCATCACTATACCATGGTTCCTCAATAATATAGGGGTTTTTAAGAGTCCTTCCTTCTCCTCCAAAATATCTTGCTTGTGTAGGTTTTTTAGGAATACTATATTTTTCTGGAAAAGAGATAGTCCAGGGTTTTGAATATATAGATGTTCCAATTCCTTGTCCATCAGAAGGATTTATTTCTGAATTTGTAAGATCGCTTGTGTAATTTAAATTAAAATGGCTATAAAAAAAATTATTACCTGGGTTTAAAAAACTACCAGTAGTTCTATATGCAACATTCTCGTTTACATATATTTTAAACTGATATGCTGATAACCAAACACCTTTCTGGTTTGTTGGTATACCATTTGAATCTGTTCTATATCCAATTGGGTCATATAAATTAGCTGGTAGTTTTAAAACGTGACAACCAAACCTATCATATTTAAGTGTGTTTTTTTGATCAGTGAATTCATTTGACCAACTGTATCTAGAAAATCCATTTCTATCTAAATCATCATCAATCTGAGTAACTGTTAGGGTTTTTAATGGAAAACCTTGAGTAGTCATATCTCTAATTTGAATTTTAAGTGTATTAGCGATATTTTTAGAAGTGGTCACTTCTAATTTTTCCCTTCCATATGCTGCGGGTGGAAAAATATATGTTGTCCATTTACGCAAATCTAAATTTACTGATGTGTTTAATTCTGTATACCCACTCTGATTTGTACCCCAAGAAGGTACAATGTCCACTGGAACTTGATTATAATAATAACAAGGAAGTTGACCCAAAGAAACACTCTCATTTGCTGGAAAAGGAAAGTTGTTTAAAATGATTTCATCATGAGTTAACCCTTGTTTAAATAAGTCAACTTCAAATACAACCATTTGGTTACCAACTGGAACATCATAAAGAATAAATTCTCCGTTTTCGTTTGTGATTGTTACATATTTAAATTTTTCTGGAGTTGATTTAAATTCAGAGGCAGACCTTAAAAAACCCTTATCTAAAAAATAAGCTAATTGATCGAAGTACAACTCTTCTTTTGCGTTTTCTGTAATATTTAAAAAAAATCTATCACCGTCTTCATTAAGAGATGATGGTGTCGGAAATTCCTCACTTGGGTTAAATATACCGATTGGCACATTTCTCAAAGGTATTCTTATTGTGTTTCCACTCTCATCTTTCAATAACTGTTTTGCCTCCAACTTCCCATAAACAACGCCTGTTCTAGCTTCTTGCAATGGTATGCTGTTTATAGTTTTGTTATAAATTTTTAAAGTATCCAGTGTTTCAAATGACCTATTTAGTTTTATGTTGGCATACATATCATCTATCAATTCGTTTTTAAACAAAACAATTGGGCCAATATTTACTAAACCGATTTGAGTTCGCTGTTGTTCTCTAGATACATTTGTATCAGTTGATGATGTTGGTGCAAAAGAAACATCTGACGTTGATGTTGAGCTAGTGTTTATTGTTTGATTTTGAAGTTCTGTTGGAATTTTACTTATAAATCTGTTTCTTATTTTTTCCTTTTGATATTCTTCTATTTTAGTTGAAAATGTTTGAAAAGTGCTATAACCAGTGACTATTAAATTATCAGCGGAAGAAATTTTTTGATTTATATAATAAGAATTTACAAGCTTCAAATCCCACATTTCGGTTGAATCTTTGAAATAGCCGTAATCCAATGGTCCACCAAATCTATTTAGTATAACCCAAGTCAATTCAGTCAATTCTGGAACGTCTCCTTCTTTAATGTTTGGCACAAAATAGAAAACAGTTGTCCCTGTTCGTGATGTTTTATATATAATTTCTTCTGTTGTCATTTATTATGCAACCCTAACTTTTATATCACTGTTTTTGTATTTAATCTCCCACATTGAAAGTGGGGTTCCAAAAATCGAGTTGTCTATATACTCTATTTGTGTTCTAAATCCACCAGCTGAAGTTGTAACCCTGGTACCAGTCGCTTGTCCGCAAAGAGTAGATGAATACCCCCCACTCTCCATATTAAAGAATCTGATCTCAACAACATTTATAACCCCTGGTATTTCTCTTAAAATATCTGTAATTTGAGAAATGTATATGTTTTGATTCATCTCCCATTTATTTATATCCATGAAATCATAAATCGCATTTATACAGTTTGCTTTTATTTCATTTATATTAAAATCTTTATTTACAAAAAGATCAGCCTCAACTTGTAGATTTATTACTTTACCATCATTGATTTCAACATAATCGTTTACCATTCTGTATGGAGTTAAAAACTGAGCAAGATTATTTTTTATATCAGTGGTTGAATTAGATATTAATGTTCCGTCGGCATTTTTAGTCAATATGTATAGTTTTATTTTATTATCCTCTACTTGTCCATGTACTTTAAATGGAGCTCCGAACTTACCAGGCATTTGGTATGCTCTTGCAATATAATCTTGTATTGTTACACACCTTTTTTGACTTGCAAAATTTGCTGCAATATTGTATTTTATTTCTTCAATACTTGGCAAACCAACTCCACCTATAGCGGGAATAGGGTTATTAACTCTTGTTGAAGAGATGACACGCTGACTTGCTGTTGTATCAGCGCCAGTAATTATAGCGTTTATGTTTCCTATTTCTTGTAGCGTGTTTGCACCAACATTGCTCAACGTGCCTCCACCAACTCTGTATTTTACAAATATGGTTGAATTTGGTGGTACCATAACGCCAAGCGCATTGTTGTTAAGAACGGTGGAAACACTTAACTCGCTTGGTGGACATCTATCACCAGATAAAGCATCAAGATAATCTGAGTAAGCATTGTAGTCGGATGTGCCACCACCTAAAGTAATTTTACAAGTTCCATCAGGCAAAAACTCTTTTATGAACCTTTGTTCAACTTCCATATAGGTACCTCTTTTATATTCATCACTCGCTGTAGTGGTTCCGTCTTCTACAAACAAATAATTTTCTGGAAGATATTCAACTTCCCAAAACTTTAAATCAGCATCGTTAAAATCTTCATATGTTGGGTTTGTAGTTATACCAAGAGATGGCATAATAATCAAACTCATAATTTCCAAAACATTGTTTTCTGGGAGCGTAAATTGAAAAAACGGTTTTGCCTCTTCTGCGGTGACCTCTTTTTTAAATATTTTTGTAGATCCAGCTTTTATTTTTTCTCTTTTAATGATTCTGTATCTTATTAAATCCTGATTACCATTCAAAATTGGTTGAATAATTCTGTTTGGGTCACCTGTTTCGCTAAAATCTCTTGAAAAATCCACTTCAGAAACGGTTTCAAATATTTGTCCAGCTCCTTTTATTTGAACACCTGGTCTGTATATTGGCATATAATCTGGGTCTGGGCCATTTGCTGTTACTGGCACCTCAATTGTAATATCAGCTAATGTCAAAGATGGTCTTACACCTGGAATACTATAACCAAGAGTTTTAGCTAATCTATAAGCTGATTTTCTTTCAACTACTCCGTCCAAGAAAAGTTCGTTAAATTTTTTATCCGCTGCATAAGATAAAATATCTCCTACGTATGCGTTTAATTCGAGCAGTGCCATACCAGGCGAAGCTACATTAAAATCTTGCCACTGATCTGGAAAAAAGGCTTTTAAATAATTAACTAGATCTTCTCGTATAGAGGTGTAATCTCTGCTTAAGTAATTTACTTGTGGTGTTGGCATTGTTTATTGCTTTAAATTGTTGTTTGTGTTTGTATATCTATCTCTACAAAATCTTCTGCCCCAGATAGTTCTACTAAAGAATATACAATTTTAGTGGTCAAAATATTTGTATATTCATCAAAGGTGAAAATCATATCTTCTACCGATATTTCTGGAATGTATTTATTTATTTTGTTTTGCAAATCTTCTCTTAGTCTATCGGATGTAATTTCATCCCATGGCTCAAAAATTACATCAAAAAGAGGGGAATACAAATCTCTATTCATTGGTCGTTGCCTTTTTTTTGTAGTAAGCAATGAAATGAGGTTAGTCCTTACCTTTTCTGGGGTGGTAATATTATACCTAAATACACCACCTTCAAAACTCTCTTGGAATGGAAATTTTATACTTATAGCCATTTTTATTGTTTAATATAAATAGGATATCAAAAAAAATAAACACATAGGGTTTTTTGGTCAAAAAACAATATAACTCTCTATTTATAGTAAACAAAAATCATGGTCCTAAGAATTTATCCTGAGAAAAACAACACAATTGCGAGTGGTTTGTATGCTGGGTTTAACAGCGGTCAAAACGCTATTACCGACTTGTGGTATGGCGGGGGTGGAACAGATACTGTTTTAGCAAGAAGAAACTCTTATAGCAGATACATTGCTAGTTTTAATCTAGAAGATTTAATTTCAAAATTAAACTCTAAAGAAATAAACTCTGGTACCGTAGTATCTTATAAATTTAAAATGAAAAATGCTATTCCAAGAGACAGGATTCTTGAGGCAGAATATGAATTTGACACCCTTGAAAAAAATGTTGCTGCGTCATTTGATTTGATATGTTTTCCAGTAAATAAGGATTTTGATGAGGGTCGTGGTTATGATTTGTTTGAGGAGCATTACTTGGTAAAACAACATGGAAATCCACAAATTAGTGGCTATTCCAACTGGAACTTCGCTACTTCAACTACAACATGGGATGCACCTGGTGTATATGCAGATCCAACCGCATCAACTTATTCTTATGCCACACAGCACTTTGACATAGGTGATGAAGACATTGAGATGGACATTACCACCATGGTAAATCAATGGATTGCTAGCGGCGCAACCGAGGGGAGGCTTGGTTTAGCATTTAGGAGAGATTATGAACTATTAAGTACTGACACCAGATACATAGCCTCATTTTTCACAATTCACACTAATACAGCTTTTAAGCCATATATTGAAGTTACTAGCAATCAATCGTTTAAAGATGATAGAAATGACGTTACAAATAATAGGGTATGTAGGTTGTTTTTATACACTTTTAGTGGAAATTCAGCTGTAAACTATTATTCGGCATCAACAGTTTCAATTAAAACATATGCTGGTGTAGACGTTCAAACAGGTCTTATTCCAACACATCTTGAAAAGGGTGTTTATTATGTGGATGTATTAATGAGTGCTGCTACAAAGGGTACTCAATACAAAGATGTATGGTCAGCTGTTACATTTAACCCTGGATACGATAGACAAGATTTTACTCAGTTTTTTACAATTCAAGATAATTATTATTTTACAAATGCCCCACAGGTTAACGCATACAACTTAACTGTTTATGGAATAGAAAACGATTCTATTTTAACCATAGGAGAAGTAACAAGGGTTTTTTGTGACTTAAGAATTAATTATAGTACAAATTATCCAAAAACAAGGTACGACATACAATATAGAATGTTAATGAATAATCAACAAGAGGTTATTCCTTGGACAAGTATGAATCAAGCTGTAATAAACAAGCTTAATTCAACATATTTTGTATTGGACACAAGTTGGTTGTTGCACAATCAAACATATAAAATACAATTCAAAATAAATGAACTTGGAACATCCAGGTTGTTACCAGACAATGTTACATTTAAAGTAATGAGAGCTTTTTAATTAATTCTAACGTGTTTTGAGATCAGCTTTTGAAGTTCTCCTGAAACAGTATATGTTTGCAGTGTGGCAAAATCTGGTGTTGGAGTTGGTGGGCTTTGAGGTGTATGAATATGTGTGGTTAAAAATCTAATCAAAACCTCAAAAAGTTTAATTAATTCATCTCCAAATACAGCTGGGTGAAGTGAGTTGGCTAAGTCACCAAAAGAGTTTAAATCTGTGTTTGTCTCAAAGCGCTTAAGATCACCACCTCTAAATTTTCCACGTGGAGAATATATATTAATGTTTGTAGATACTATTGTTGTTTGTGAAAAGTTTTTAAGGGAACCGCTTCCATTGTTTATTTGTTTTAACTTAATATAAGAAGGGGTTTCAGTGTTTTGTTCTGTTGTATTGGGTTTAAATTTTCCAGCAATTAAAGTAGCTTCTTTTGGTCTCAAAATCAGATCAGCATCATCTCTGCCTTGTATAGCGACATCGGCTTGCTCAGGAAATATGGTTGATACTTTTGCGTCTTTTTTCGTATTTTTATTTACAGAAAAATCTGTATAATCCATTATTTTAACAGCCTCTTTATACTCTTGAGTTTTAAGTTTTAGTTTTGAACTAATTATTGGACCAGACCAATATCTAGGGGCCGAGTTATCTGATGGGTTTTCCAAAAACAGCAACACCATTTCTCCAACCAATGGGCGCACATGAATATGCTCTGGTCCACACGGTATACAAATTGGTAATTTATTGTCTGGAACATCTTTGTCTCTGCCACCAAGAATTTTACCCTCATTATCTATGTTTATAATTCTAGCTATTATTCTATTTTGATCAAGGGGATCATCCACACTTACAACAATAGCTGGATATATGTTCCTAGTGAGATTATCACCATAAACATAGGGTATCTGATTACTTGATTGAAGCAAGCTTCTTGATAAATCGTCTATTCCTCCAGTTGGCATTTTATTGTTTTATTTCTAAATATATTTTTTCGTATTGTTCTTCGAGCTCTTTCATCTCTTTTAAAATGTCGTTAATTTTAGCAATTCCACCAATATACATTTGAGAGCTTTTGTTGCCCTGATCCAGATCTTTCATAATATTATAGATAAGATCCTTTTTTGATTGGTGCAAACCTGCGAGTCTTCTCGCCTCTTCAAGTAGTTCTTTTTTTGACATAATTATCTAGCTATACCTATTCCAGTGTGCGGAGTTGTAGTAGCGCCAATCGCTACAACTGGTCCTCCAGCATTACCACCATTTGCAATTACTGTTGCTCCAGGATCTGTTACAACATCTATTCTCATATCTCCCTGTATTGCGTCCACAATTTCTTCTAGAAGAACATTTGTATATTTTTCCATAACATTTGGTGTTCCCCCAATAAGAGGCCCAGTGGGTATTCCTATTTCTGGAAATCTTGCTACAACAGAAGCTGTAAGTATTTCAGCGTTTAAGCCAGCTCTAGTCTTTGCTAGTAAAATTTGTTTTATTGATAATCTAGGAAGTTGGAATCTGTTTTCGTGAAGTAAAAACAACATAAATGTTGCAATTTCTTCTGACATGTTTAATTCTTGATCTACTTGTATTGCTGCTGCCATGATGTTAGTTGTTATACGGTTGCTTCTTCTAAAATTGTTTTTAATGTAACAAGTGCTGCTTGATATTTTTCTACTTTATCTGCAGCATCTGCTATTTTTTCAAATATCTTAAATTTAAGCTTGGCTTTATCAAGCTTTCTCTTTTGTTTTTCAGCCGCTGTTCTTGCGTAATAGTTTGCGACAAGTCTTTTAAATTGCTTGATTGCAAACAACAAGAGAATTTTTAATAAATACTTTAAAAGTGAGTTGAATAGGCTTTTTGCAAATTCTTTTTTGGTTTCATTTTCTGGGTCATTGGCGATATCACAATTACTATAGACATAATCAGCCATTTGAACTTTTTGATCTTCGGCTTGTCTATTGTTTATTTGTGTAAATATCCCACCAAGATATGGTTGGACCAATACGGAAATAAAACTTAATAGCTTTTCAATTAAAATTTGAGAAAATCTTTTTCCACCTTTGGTTGAGTTTGACTCGTTGTTTATACTTTGAACCTGGTCCGCTACATATTGATTTAATCTAATTAAAGAGTTTGCTGGGGACTGAACAGAACTTGGTTGGGTAAATTGTCCGCCACCAGTAAATAAGTAACCAGGATCTTCTGGAAGTTTTATTTTGACATCTTGACAGGAAATTTCATAAATTACCTCGCCCCTTTCAAGTTCTTTTTTTAATTTAATTCTATTAAATTCAATATCTTGATTTCTTGTGATTGGTGGATTTGAAAGTGCGAAAAGCCCTTCGCTACATACTGCGTTGTTTATAAAAAAATCCACCTGTGTTTGGTTTGTATTTAAACTCAAGTTTGTGGTTTTTTTTGGACCAAATATCATAACCACCAAATCTTTGGCTATTTTTTGTTTATATACCTGTAAAAATGTTGTTGGTATTATTTGTCTTAAATACTCCCTGTTTGCTTTCTTATAAGCTTTTTTAGAAGTAGATGAGGCATTTGGATCATTAACCCAAGGTGAAAGCTGCGTCCCTTTTTGACCCATAGAATCTGCTATTGCATCCAACACCTTTTCTTCAAGCAATGTGCCAGTTTGATCAAATATCTTTGTTAAAAAGGCATTAAAAACCGTTTCTGGGGTTAATCCCATCACATCAAAAATTCTCAAAAGATAATCGAATGTAGATATCTGATTAGCTTTTGGTATGTTTGATTTTCTTATGGATGGTATGGCCAATAAACTTTTCATCGAACCTATTTTTGCGGTAAGTTCGGCTTGGGTTTCTGTAAGAGGGGCGTTTATTGGAAGCTCTAAAGCCATATGGTTTTATTAATTATTTTTTTATTTCAGATTCAGAATCTGATTCTATATCAGAATTTCCAGCATCTGGTTGAGATAGACCCATTTCAGCCTCAAGTTGTTTGGCGGCATCTATAATGGCTCTCATTTCAGCATCACTAGAAACTCCAGATTTTGTAGATTTATCACCTTCTGTGTCTTTATAAAGGATGCTTTTTATCTCCTTGGAAAGAGTCATAATATCGTTTGTTGCGTCAGATGCTTGTCTTAAAAACATGGCAGCATTCTTACCTAAAAGCATAAAATTTTCTGTAGTTACAATGCTTTCATCTGCCTTTCTGTATCTATCCAAAGCCATATCTCTTTCCTCTTCCTTGTTTTTTAAAAACTTGTTTAAGAGCATTAAGTAGCTGTTTTCGTCAATTTTTATTTCTTTACTCATATTGTATTATTTTATTATAAATAATGTGCAAAAAAAACTTATTTTAAATATTCTAACTTTGAAGTTTCATAAACGTTAAA